AGGTAGGGGTGGACCGCAAACCGCCGTAAGAGATGGTTCTGAGGATTGGGTCAGTGTGATGTATTTGCTGGCGGCCCAACACGGAACGGCTATGAAAGCAGATGGGTTTGCAGTGCAAATTGCCGAGTCGATTAAAAATGGCGAAGCCCCGTTTATTGTTGTTGAGCAAACCAACGAAGCGGCACTCAAGCGTTACATAGAAACAAACAACATTGCCGTAGATGGAACGCAAAGCTTTAGCTTTTCATTCCGCGACCTTGTGCTTGACCGAATAGACAATTTGCTTAAAGGCAAAATGACCGTTGATAACGAGGTACACCGTTACGAAATTGATATTGACGCATTACCTTTTAATATTGGCGCGAGGTTCAAAGCCATTAGGTCCGCCATCGCAAAAGACGAGGCTCTAGGCGCGCTTCCGGCTATGGCAGTTGACAAGGTTATTTCTGTTCTCAATGACATGGGCTACAGCAATTCCGAGATTACTGGGCGACAGTACAAAATCAACGTGCTTAACGAAGCAGGCACTTTGATTTCAGTAGAGCCTAGAAAAAACAAAGGTAAGAACTACAACATTCACCTGTACAACATGGGTTTGGTCGATTTTACAGTGGGCAATGTTGCGGCAACCGCTGGATTTTCTGCTCACGCCAGAAAAGGTGTGTCAGAAAAGCCCCGTCATATGTTTTTCCTTCAGACACTTCAGGACGTTGCCAAATTCGTTCAGGCACTTGGCCGAATCAACCGTTACGGCCAAACGCAAAAACCAAAGTATACGTTTGCCAGCGCAAACATCCCTTTCGAGACCAAAATCCTTGCGATGATGGCAAAGAAGATGCAGACCTTGAACGCTTCTGGAACAGCAGACAGCAAGGGTGCCGTTTCGTTTGACTCCAAGGACATTGCCAATATCATCGGCGACATGGCTGCCTACGAGTGGTCAGAAGACAACCCAGACATTCGAGCAAGAATGTACTTGTCGGGTAAGGGCTTTGCGAGGCCGACCCTTTCAAAACTTGTTGGAGCTGGCGATATTGTCAAGAAGGTGTTGAACCGGATTATTTTGCTCCCGATGGCAGAGCAGCTTGAGGTTCTTGAAGACATCTCACGACGATTCGACGAGATCATTGAAATCTTTGAGAAGCGAGGCATCAACCCGATTGCCTCTCCAGTCCAAGATTTGCAGATGCGCACTATCTCTACAATGAACGTGTTGCCCGAAACCGGCACAACCGTGTTTGAAGCGGGCGTAACTGTTGACAAAGTTGAAGTCAACGTGTTGAAGACACCTCCCCTTCCAGAAGACATCATTGCTCGGATGGAAACAATTTACGGCGAGGCGGATAAAGATGGGAATCCAATCAATTACGAGATTGGAGTGACCAAACTTCCGGGCCAAAGGACTTTCCTTGATAGAGCAGACGACTGGCTCAGAGTTGCAGGCCAAAACAACTCCTTGAAAGGAAAAGAACTTGACTCCGCCAAAGCAAGTCTTAAGGCTTTGCAAGCTACAACAGAACCTGACCAAGACAAGATAGGGGCGTTGAAGTCTAGAGTAAAAGAACTAGAAAGAATCACCAGACGAACCAAGGACATAACTGCCCGTGTTCGATCAATAGTCAATATGCAGGCAACCAAGCAGGATTACGCTGATGGAAAAAGTCGCGTCTTTAATTTATTGAACACACCGTTTGCTTTGAGCCAAGGAAATCAAGGCGAGCCAGCAGGGAATGCAATCCTTGTAAACGCACATGTAGCAACAACCGATCCCAACGACGGGTCTTTCTGGTCTGTGAAAAACTTTACGTTTGAATTGTTCGGTGATGACATCGGGCATATTACTTTGAACTTGAACACGTTCTACGCCGACGTGACAAAGGTCCAAACCGAAGTAGACCTTGCGGGGTCTTTGTTCCCCCACGTCAGCAGCAGTGATTTTGTTGATTCTCTTGTAACAAGCAAGGCTGGTGACACCCAATACATCTTGGTAGCACGGGGCAACCTTGTTCGCGCAATGGTTGAGTTAACCGCTGTTTCTGGTAAACAGATGGTCTTTGCCACAAAGCTCGACAATTCAACCGAAAGAGTTTTGTTGCTCCCAAACAACATCCCCAAAGACTTTGAGGGCGGCAGCACACTTATTGGACCAAGAAGCCTAGTTTCGTTGATGATAGGGAAAAAGCCATTCAGGAAATTCCAACTGGACGCAACAAGGGGCAAATTTAGTTACACCGGACGGATTATTCCGGGACCGCGAAACAACACCGCTGAAGTAATAATTGACTCTAAAGCAAGAGGAATGACCGACCTCATACAAGCCGTATCAACTATCCAACGCTTTGAAGTTATTGGCCGGACAAAGTCAACTGCTTACATTGTTGATCTTTCAAAAGGATTTGATGCGGTCTTTGAATTTGCCACAGCCCTAACCAAGCAGGGTTTTAAAATCACAGTTGCTGATAAAAACGTTGAGGAGTACAAGGAAATTACTGGCCTCGGCGAAATGGTGTACGTCGCTGAAGAAGAAGCTCCAAGCGAAGAACTAGAAGCTGGCTTTGCCAAACGCAGCCAGATGATTCGCAGGCGAAGAGCAAGCCAACGACGCGGATACGTCGATATCCCCATCGGTGATTTGGCTAGGTCAGTTGGAAAGCTTGCCCTCTTTACGGTTCGCGGAAAGCGTTTCCGTAAAAACGTCGCGGATCAGATCGAAAAAGATCGCATGGCTGCGTTCCTATCGGTTTTCTTCCCCGGAAGCTTCATGCAGATGTATTTCAATGACGCTCAATACTCGAACGCATTGAATACGTTGCGAGACGCTTACGACGCCTACACCGAGAAAAGCCGCCGAAACGTTAAAAACGACAATGTCCGTTGGGCCGATCTTCCAAAGGAATGGAGAAACCCAGAAGACACTCGGTTCTTCCAAATTATGAACGAGAAGATCGAGCCTTGGCGCGTCAAGAAAGAAAAGCTTACCCAAGAACAAATCAAAGCACTTGGTTGGTCGGACGAACAACGGGACGCTTACATCATGTTGATGGAAGCACCGCAAAGCGTCAAAGACGCCTTCCAGTATTTCCGTGGCCGTGACGAACAGATGCGTCTTGAGATGGTCCGAGCCGTTCAGAAACAAAGAACTGCGATTAATCGCGCTCTGCAAAACCAGTGGGGCGATCGAACCAAGCAGTTCATGGAAAAGGCCGAAGAGCTTGAACTTGGCTGGACACTTCAAACAGACAGGTTCACCATTTTTGACAGTAGGGGCAACGACATAACCGAAACCGCTGCCCGAGATATGACTTTGGTTGAAATACCGACGTTCTCATGGGGCATTCGATACGGCCATGTGTTCCATAGTTGGGTCGGAGACTTTGTTGTCCAGTACAAGCGAAAAGACCCGAAGACCGGCAAGATGCCAGATCAGTACCAGAACATCTTCAATGACGGAACGATGAATTTGCCTTCTCGAAGATTTGGCGAAGCGGGTCAAACCACTAGGTTCCAAGCTGAAGAAGTTCGAGAAAACTGGCTGAAGATTTACCCAGACGACGAAGTCGTCATTGATATGAACTCTTATTACCCTTCGGATGTACTTCGCTTAAGCACGAGGCAAGTGCGGGAAATGGAAAAGAACTTGCGTATGCAGGGTCTGACATCTTCAGAAGCCAGTTCGGCTAAGAAGGGTGTGGTTGGACAAAACAAATACAAGACCAAGTTCTACGACCCGTTCTTGAAACGAAAGGGCGGAGAAGGTTACACCCAAGATTACATGCAGGTGTGGCAGGCTTCGGTTGTCGGTTTCCACCGTTGGCAAGAACTGACGAAAGCAAACTTTGAAGTAGTGCCGGTTATTGAAGACCTTGCAAACAAGCGTGAGCAAAACAAGGCCGCAGACCTTCAAGACCGTTTGAATTTCCTTTGGACAGGTAAGCAGCCGGGGTTTATGCAAGAAATTGAGAACGTTGTAAATGCCACCGTTGATGTTGTTGCTTATCAGCTCCCTTCGTGGACTGGCATTGGCGGGGGCAAGTTGCCCAGACGCTTGGGTACGGCAGCTGGCCGAAAGTATCGTGAGATTTTCTACGCGGCAAACCTTTCTTGGAGCATCAAGGGTTCATTTGTCAACTTGACACAGATCCCGGTGTTTGTTGCGGCGGAGCTGGGTTACAAGAACACCCTTATGGCTAGCGCTGAAATTGTAAAACACCCCCGTCGAGCCTTGTCGATTCTTAAGCAGCACGGCACTTACACGGGTCGTGGAACTTGGGAAGACGGCACGGTTCTTACCGCTGAGATTAAACGCTACGGCATGGACATTCCAAAGACGGCCAAGGCGGTTACGTTGGCTGCTTGGAAGAAGATGATGGAATGGAACCCGTTCAGTCTTACCGAGCAGTACAACCAGAACGCCACTTTCTTGATTGGTTATTACCACGCCAAACGAAGAGGTGCGACCGAGCGTTACGCCGTCGAACACGCTAGGACGCTGAGGTTTGCGACTCAATATCCATACAACGCGGCAGAGATTGGCGGTGCATGGAGAACCCAGACCGGGATGACCATTGGACAGTTCCGAAGGTTCTCCGCGTCTCAGGTGGGATACGCCGCTGGCAACTTCTTTACCAAGGGTGGAAGCAAAACCGCCTCCGCGCGTTGGTTGTTGGGCGTTTTAATTTACGGGGGCGTTCGAGCGATATTGCCGAACACGTTTATGGGTTTGGTCGGTCTTGGTTATTACGCAAATGCTAATTTTGTAAACGACATGATTGTGTCGATCATGCAGCAAATCGGAATAGTTCCCGACGACGACGAAGAAAGAAAAAACCAGATAGAAAAGGTTCAAGCAGCGATTGACAAGTACCGAAAAACAGGTTCGGCAGGATCGTTCTCTAAAGAACAACGGAATAGCATAGATTACATCTCCGACATGATTAGCTACGGCATACTTGCAGCATTGTTTGACGGGGAATTCAACATCTCCGACAGCATGAGTCCGGCACCGGTGTTTATGGACCGTAGAGCAGAGACTATTGGCGAAGGCTTGGCCTCGATTGGAACAGACCTTATTATGGGTGCTGGCGGTCGAAGTGCCGTTGATGTGATTGACTCTTTGACAAGAGCAGAAAACCCCTTCCAGTCAAGGACCGAGAGCGCGTTAAGATCGTTTGGCGTATTCCGCTCGATCTACGAAATGGTTCGTGCTATTGAAGAGGAAACCCGTCGCACTTCCCGAAGTGGCGGCTTGGTAATGGAAGACTCTGCTCTTGAAAGGATTGCAAGGACGCTTGGATTCCAGAGTATAAAGACGATGGAAGAAGGGGATCTTATTCATACCCTCAAATGGATGGTCGCCAAAGAAAGAGAAGACATTCAGGAAATCGCCATTCCAATTGCAAGTGCAATCGACGCTTACGAATCAACCCAAACCGACAAAGAAAAAATGAAATCCCTTGAAGAAGTTCGATCTGTTTTGAAAAATGCAGTAGAAGAGATCAAAACAAAGGCAAAATTTAATGCGTTTGTTGATGCCGAAGGCATGTTAATGAACACTGCAATTTTTAACACTGAAAAGGTGCGTATCGCAGGCAAGGTCGAAGATGCTGTCGAGAGCTGGATGGAACGACGGAGAATGCCTTACCTGCTTCGTGGAATCAAAAACGCGGACGACACAATTGCCGGGAGGTGGTTTAGAAGTCTGGACGCCGACCAACAGCTTTATATTCTTTCAGGAATCGCTGCTTACGAGGAAAAATCAGATGGCAAGCAAAAAACCACCGACAACTAGCATTCGCATTCGTACCTCTGCTTATTCAGCACTACAACAACAGTCCGCCAACCGTGGTATCAAAGTGATAGACATTGTTGACGAGCTTGTGTTGGGGATAAAAATCAACATGGAGGCCAAGAGCGTACCACCAGAGTTTGATATTGATGGGAACCGAGTCAACATGGAGTGGCTTAATCGCTAAGCCTTCTTTTGCAGATCTCTTCGAATACCGAAGCGATTTTGTTAAGTCTTCTCCCAAAGTCTTTGGCGACCTTTTCCGGGTGTGTTTGCAAAGCAATTGCGTCAGCTTTTAAGCCGATTATTTGATCGTGCAAAACAACCCAAATGTGCGGGTCTTCTAGACACTCATAGTCTCTAATTCCCATTTGACGAAACAACTCTTCTTCAGAGCAGGCTGGACAACCGCGAAATCCGCAGATTTCGCAGTCGCCCGGCCTTCTCTTTTTAAACTTGGGCTTACTCACTACCTCAGATCCTTGTTCTTTGCTTGGTATTCCACGAAAGCCTTAGCGATAGCTTCGTAGTCAACCATTGTGTCGTCGCGAAGTACGCTGAGCATGAAGTCGTCGTAGATCATGACGTTCTTCATGAACATCGTTCCGAGGATGAACAGTTTGGATGGAGTCACAGAGATTGTAAGGTGCATGTAATCCTCGTAGATCGCATTCAGACATAGCCCCATCCAGTGCGCGACCTCGTCTGCTTTCTCAACATGCCAATCTTGTTTGGTATCAAAAGGGTCTTCTGGGCATGGGTCATCCTGTGTCGTTTCAACCAAGAAGGTGTCTGTGCCTTCATCCCAAATGACCCGGATTGCTCGCCAATGGTTATCGCATGGCCCGTAGACGCGAGACTCTTGGGTTAAAGCAAATGGTAGATTTTTGTTTTCTGCTGGCATTTCTGTCCTCTAGGGGGTTGATGGGTAGGAATGAGCATGGTACAGTATACACGGGCAGTTTCAAGCCCAGAAAGGAAGAAACATGAAAAGTGTAAAGATGTTTGGATCGCCTGAGGAAAGATCGGTGCTGTTCCCGCACAAGATGTGGGAGCGTTCGCCAAAGGTTCCAAAGAGGAGGGGCCACGCTCGTGGTTGGCCTGTCATGGTGGGTTGGATGTTTCGCAATACTTGCGAGCATTGGTTGGTTAGTGAAATAAATTTGGGTCTGTATCACGGTGTTACTGTAAATCGCGAAACAAACAAGCTTGGTTCATTTAGCGGAATGCTGGGTGATCCTTACCAAATGGCTTCGCTCGTTAGCAAGGGCGTCAATCTTGATCGGGCTTGTGGGATCTGCGATTTTTCTGTGGCAGAAGTTTTTGAACGAATGGGCTGGAACACGGAGATGATAAAAGATGTCAAACCTACGAGGTAAAATCCCGACGCCTGACGAGAAGAGGCTGAAGCTGTTGTTGTATGGGCCTGCTGGCTCTGGGAAGACTACGGCGAGTATCAATTTCCCTCGCCCCTATGTCATCGACACAGAGGCTGGTTGCCAGAACGACCAGTATGTGCGCAAGGTTGAAGATCGTGGCGGTGCCATTTTCTCGGCTATTGAATTTGACGACATTATGGCTGAGGTCATGGCTCTTACCGAAGAAGAGCATCCTTACAAGACACTTGTGATTGATCCCATCTCTACTGTCTACAAGGTTCTGGTAGACAGGATGGAGATGCAGGTCGGCGACGAGTACGGGAAGCACTATGGTGCAGCGAATAAGAAGTTTGAGCAGTTAAGTGCGGCTCTCGTTCGTTTGGACATGAATGTGATTTGCACTTGCCACGCCAAGAACCAGTACGGCACAGGTATGAGCCTGATCGGGAACACGTTCGACGGTCCCAAGAAGTTCGACTACCTGTTTGACATGGTGATGGAGATTCAGGTTCGCGGGGAGCAGCGTTTCGCGATGCCTATTAAGTCCCGTGTGGAAACGATCAAGCAGAACGTTGGGTTTGATTTCTCATATGAAAGTTTTGCTGAGGCATATGGAAAAGATATTCTTGAGCGAGATGTGAAGCCTGTGGCACTCGTGAACGCAGCAAGGCTTGCTGTGTGGGAAGGATTGTTGGCAAAGCTCAAGGACCGAGGCCCACTGTTCCGAGAAAAGATCATGACGAAGTTTAAAGTTGGTGATTTGAGTGAAGCGTCCGCCGACGTGGCGGAGCGCAGTATCGAGAAGTTGCAAGCAATTTTGGAGAGTGAAAAATGACACTGTCATATGACAAGAGTATCGCGAGTGATAGTCCAGCAGTGCGGCCAGTCGTAGATTCTGGATTCTACGACGCCACCCTGAAGGCTGTGAAGATCAACCAGAACAACGAGTATGAGTTGGATTGGGACGTTTACAACGGTTCAGACGTGGTCTACATGCGTCAATGGCTAAACATGAGCAAGGGTTTCCATGTTCATCACCTGAAGTGCATCGCAAAGTGTTTCGGTGCGATCGAGCAGTACGAATCAGGCTTGTTTGATCCTCGAAATTTCACTGGTCGAAATGCGCGGATTCGCGTAACGAAAAAGGAGGCGAAGAACAATCCGGGCCAGTTTCGAAACTGGATTGACGAAATCATCGTGCCTTTGATTGCAGAACCGCCTGCGGCTCCCACCATCAAAGATGACACGCCTTTCTAGAGGGTTGGTTTCAGAATTTGCTCACGGTTTCCTACCCGATGAGCAGCGTAACCATCTGCGGTAGGGTTGCTCCTGCCAGAAGCAGGGGGAGGGTCAAGTCGGTAGGACGCGCCCTCCCCCCTCCCCTTGGTTCTGTAGCTCAGTTGGTAGAGCAAGCGACTTTTAATCGCTTGGTCCGGGGTTCGAGTCCCCGCAGGACCATTCTTAGATTGGAAGAACTTTGAGCTGGATCAAAATGCGGACAAACCTGATTGGTGATCCCCGAGTGGGCCGAATCGCCATGATGTGCGATCAAACCGAAACCACGGTCCTAGGCGCACTTTTTACGCTTTGGGCCATTGCAGACCAACACTCGGAAGACGGGGTTTTACCCCATATGTCTCCAGACTGGCTAGATCGCCGTGTGAGCGTTCCGGGGTTCTCGACGACCCTCGCATCGGTTGGTTGGTTAGAAATCGCTCAGGAGCCATCTGGGGGCGTGGTTGTTCCGTCATTTGACGACCACAACGGTGCTTCTGCCAAAAGGAGGGCTTCGGAGGCTTCCCGGAAGGGCCGTCAGAGGATGTCCGCATCCGATGCGGACACAATGCGGACACCTAGCGGAACTAGAGCAGAGCAGAGCAGAGCAAGCATAGAGAAGAGCAGAAAAGAACAAGCAGCAGGGGAGGGGGCATTTTCTGGGACAACTGCTTGCTATGTTGTAGAACCCAAGCGGATGATCCGGGCAATGGCGTTGCTGGCGGAAAGCCCCGTGGGGCTTAGGCAGCGAGGAGAAGCGACTAAACTCCTGCACTCGATCGCAAGCCGAACAGATCCATGTACATTCATTTCAACACTTATTGAACGAGCTGAAGACCCCTCGATCGTGAAAAAGGGCGGTTGGATGCTCGT